AGGTGCACAAACAATTACATTACCCGATACTTTACCAACTCTTCAATCTCAAGTACTAGCAGTCAAAAGCATTAGTGGCTCTGAAGTTGCAACACAATGGGAAGTTTCTTCAGGAGGTGGAGGAGTAACTCAAATTGTTCCGGGAACAAATGTAAGTATTAGTCCCCCTTCAGGTTTAGGTGCAGTTACAGTTAACAGTACACCTTTCCAAATGAACAAGGTTATTGAAGATGCAGAAAACAATAATCAAGCAATTAGTCCCGGTGCATCAACAGTAATACTTTTTGGTAAAGGACAAACAACTCCTGAAGTAACTATTAGTAACGGAGGTGATATTACATTTAATACTCCCGGAAAGTTCATTGTTAATATAGGTGTTAATATTGCTAATCAAGATATTACAACTCAATATGCTGCATTTACGGTAACATTGGGAGGAGTTCCTTATTTGCAAACTTGGATTCAACAAGTATCTGATACAGTAGCTTCAGGTTGGGAAGTTAGTTTTCCTTTAGAAACTACAATTGATAATGTTAGAATGCAGTTACTTGCAACAATGTCTAATCTTCAAGCACAAGCAACAACAACAGTAACAGGTGTGGGAACTATGCCTGATGCACCAAGTTCGTGGATTGCTATTCATAAATTATCGTAATGGATATTAGAAAGATTTCAATAGGTCCTGATTACAAATCAGGTGCAATGCATTATATTGTAGGTCAACCCGTTCTTAATGGTAACTATCATATACATCTTATTAAGTATATAGAAGAAAAAGATTCTATATTAATATATATTATTAGTGAAGATGAGATAATGGTTTGGAAAGAGTTTACATCTTCTATGCCCGTATCAATTGAGTATAACATAAATTTTCTATAGAAAAGAAATGAGTATTCAAGAAAGAGCAGAGTTAACTTCTGAGTTGGCACTTATAAATAAAGAACTGCAAGACGAAAGTTTGTCTTGGGAAAAAAGTCTTGAACTAAGGGATGCTGCTCACAATATTGAAATGAAATTAAATGGAGTCAAACCAACCGATTCTCATATAGATTGTATTGGTTGTGGCTCATAAATTAAATTATGAAATCACCTTTTTCTTTTATTGTAAAACCTTTAAAAGGTAAACGATACAACAATACAAAAAAAATTTCCGGATTAGATATAATCATAAGCACATCACAGGAAGATTTTAGATTCTCAAATAGAGAAGCTATTGTAATAGAACTCCCCCTAGGATATAAAGGTCCAATACAGGTGGGAGATATTTTGTTAGTACATCATAATGTTTTTAAATATTATAATGATATGAAGGGAATGCAAAGAAGTGGTAAGAGTTATTTTAAAGATGATTTATTTTTTGTAGAGGAAGACCAATATTATATGTATAAAAGAAATGATGAATGGCATTCATATGGAAGATTTTGTTTTGTAAAACCTGCACCTGTAGAAGATTCTTATATTTACAAACCACTTAGTGAAGAACCTTTAGTAGGTATTATGGAATATCCAAATGAATATTTAAAATCAAAAGGGGTTACAAGAGGAGATAAAGTGTGTTACAAACCCAACAGTGAATATGAGTTTACTGTAGATGATAGTAAGATGTATAGAATGTTTGACCATCAAATAACTATGGTACTATGAATATTTCTATATACAATGACGTTATAAAAGATGTAGATTCTTATGTAGAAGAAATACATCAAATAGGTTTTGAGGATGTGCAAATAGGGGAAGATTTATTTAAAAGTGTAATGAGTAGAAGTGTAGATAAGTTGGTTATGTTTTTGCATAAGCATTACCCAATGTACTCTGCAGCTTTGAATTTTGTAAGACGTTCACCACTTAATCAAGAAGAACCTAATTGGATTCATACTGATGAAATGATGGGGGACCTTACTGCTATACTTTATTTAAATAAAGAGCATCCTGAAAAAGCAGGAACTACCTTGTATTACAAAGGAGAAAAAATGTGTATATTAAGGTCGAGATATAATAGGTTGGTTGTTTTTCCATCTCACTTATATCATTCTCGAAATATTTACGAAAACTTTGGACACGAAATAAAAGCTAGATTAATACAAGTTTGTTTTTTAAAAAAGTTAAATAATGAGTAGAGAATGGGATTGGATGTATTTCAATGATGAATGGAATGAGCACGATGGTTCACCTATTCCTGTTAGAAAATCAAAAAGAATTAAAAATGAAATCAAAAGAAATAAAATTAAAGATAATAGAAGCAGGTCACAGAGCAGTGGAACAACTGATAAAGGTGGCAAAGGAAGCGATTATTAAGCACGACCCGGAAGATGATTTATCTGCCGATAGATTAAAGAATGCAGCAGCTACAAAGAAGTTAGCAATCTTTGATGCGTTTGAAATATTAAATAGAATTGAAGCTGAGAAAGAGGCTATTGATTCTTTAGAAAAAGGAGTAAACAAAACTGATACTAAACAAGGATTTGCAGAACGAAGGTCTAAATAACTTATATACGGTAATTGAAGGTGTAGTACCAAAAAATGTTTTAACGTCTAAAAACAAGGCTAAAACGTGGAAATACGGCTATGATTCAAAGTATAACTTTGTTGTAATATCTAAGAACGGTCAGATAGGTAATATAATTAATATTAGTGGATTAAGAATTGCCTTACCACTTGAGCCTAAAAAGTGTCTTCAAAGACACTCAAAAAAAGAAGAACAATATTGGGAACGTGAGGAGTTACCTAAAGCGTTATCAAAAATTCAATCTATATTTCAATGGAATGAAATGACTTCTGAATTTAAGAACAGGTGGGTAGATTATATTGAAGAAGAGTTTGATAGAAGGGAACAAGGGTTATGGTTTATGTCCAACGGTATTCCTACTTATATAACAGGAGCACACTATATGTATCTACAATGGACAAGTATTGACATTGGATATCCTGATTTTAGAGAAGCAAACAGAATACTGTTTTTATATTGGGAAGCTTGTAAAGCTGACACAAGAAGTTTTGGAATGATTTATCTAAAGATAAGACGTTCAGGTTTTTCTTTTATGTCATCTTCTGAGTGCGTAAACACAGGAACTTTAGCTAAAGATTCTAGAGTTGGCATACTATCCAAAACAGGTTCAGATGCTAAAAAAATGTTTACTGATAAGGTTGTTCCAATCAATAGTAGATTGCCATTCTTTTTCAAACCTATTATGGATGGTATGGATAAACCTAAAACAGAATTAGCTTTTAGGATTCCGGCTGCCAAGATTACTAAAAAAAATATGTATGATACAACTGATGATGAGTTGTATGGATTAGATACTACGATTGATTGGAAGAACACAGATGACAACTCTTATGACGGGGAAAAACTTTTATTGTTAGTACACGATGAGAGTGGTAAATGGATTAAGCCAAATAATATCTTAAACAATTGGAGAGTAACTAAAACTTGTTTAAGACTTGGTAGTAAAATTATAGGTAAATGTATGATGGGTTCCACATCTAATGCATTAGAAAAAGGTGGTGGTAATTTTAAAAATTTATATACTGATTCAGATGTAACAAAACGAAATGCAAACGGTCAAACTAAAAGTGGATTATATAGTTTGTTTATTCCTATGGAATGGAATATGGAAGGGTTTATTGATAGATATGGTATGCCGGTTTTAGAAAATCCTGAAAAAGAAATGATAGGTATTGATAATGAAATAATTTATCAAGGTGCAGTAAACTATTGGAAAAATGAAGTTGAGTCTTTAAAGAATGATGCTGATGCATTAAATGAATTTTACCGACAGTTTCCAAGAACTGAATCACACGCATTTAGAGATGAAAGTAAACAGTCATTATTTAATCTAACTAGAATATATCAACAAATAGATTATAATGATTCTATTATTATGGACCATCACGTTACAAGAGGTTCATTAAGTTGGAAGAATGGAATAAAAGATAGTGAAGTAATTTTTTCTCCAAATAATAGAGGAAGGTTTTTAGTGTCTTGGACACCTGCCAAACAATTGCAAAATAAAATAACTATTAAAAGAGGAATCAAACATCCGGGTAATGAGCATATAGGTGCATTCGGATGTGACAGTTATGATATATCAGGTGTAGTTGGAGGTGGAGGTTCTAATGGTGCATTACACGGAAAGACAAAATTTAATATGGATGAAGCACCAAGTAATGAATTTTTTTTAGAGTATATAGCAAGACCACAAACTGCTGAGTTATTTTTTGAAGATGTTCTTATGGCTTGTGTGTTTTATGGTATGCCAATATTAATAGAGAATAACAAACCTAGATTATTATATCATTTTAAAAACAGAGGATATAGAGGTTTTTGTATGAATAGACCTGATAAGATTTATACTAAACTTTCTAAGACTGAAAAAGAGTTAGGTGGTATACCTAATTCAAGTGAAGATGTTAAACAAGCACACGCTTCTGCTATTGAATCTTATATTGAAAATCATATAGGAATGAAGGACAATATGGAGATGGGAGATATGGTGTTTACAAGAACTTTAGAAGATTGGGCAAAGTTTGATATTAGTAACAGAACTAAGTTTGATGCTTCTATAAGTTCGGGTTTAGCTATAATGGCTACACAAAAACACCTTTATTTACCTGAACAAAAACTTTCAAAAATAAAAGTTAACTTTGCAAGGTATAGTAACAAGGGCAAATATAGTGAAATAATTAGATGAAAAAAGTAAATATAAACATATCATCTGCAGGGTTTCCTAGTCAATTTGTATCAGATGCTGAAAAAGCTACTGACGAGTTTGGTTTAGAAATTGGTCAAGCTATTCAATATGAGTGGTTCAAAAAAGATGGAAATAGTTGCAGATACTATAGTCAATGGAGAGACTTTCATAGACTTAAATTATACGCAAGAGGAGAGCAAGGAACGGGTAAGTATAAAAATGAATTAGCTATAGACGGAGATTTGTCTTATCTAAATTTAGATTGGACCCCTGTACCTATCCTACCAAAATTTGTTGACATCGTAGTCAACGGTATGCAAGACAGAGAGTTTAAGGTATTAGCTTATGCTCAAGATGCTATGTCTCAATCTAAAAGAAGTAAGTATCAACAAATGATTGAAGGGCAGATGGTTGCTAAACCAATGCTAGAAACTATACAAGAGAAGACAGGAGTTAATCCTTTCACTGTAAGTCCCGATGATTTACCGACTACTGATGAAGAACTAAAGTTGTATATGCAACTAAACTATAAACCTGCTATTGAAATTGCAGAAGAAGAAGCTATTAATACTTTATTTGAAACCAACAAATATGTTGATATAAGAAAACAGTTAGATTATGATATGACTGTTTTAGGTATTGCTTGTGCTAAACACGAGTTTCAACCCGGAGATGGTGTAAACATAAAATATGTTGACCCTGCCAATATTGTTTATAGCTATACAGAAGACCCACATTTTAAAGATTGTTTTTATTGGGGTGAAATTAAAACTGTTCCGATAACAGAACTAGTAAAAATTGACCCTACTTTAACTAATTCAGATTTAGAAGAAATATCTCAATACTCTCAAAGTTGGTTTAATTATTTTAATGTTGCTCAGTTTTATGAGAACGACATCTTTTATAAAGACACTGCTACATTAATGTACTTTAATTATAAGACTACTAAAAAAGTAACTTATAAAAGAAAAGTAAAAGATAATGGGAATGTAAGTATGATTGAAAAAGATGATACATTCAATCCACCTCAAGAGATGCAAGAAGAGGGTAACTTTGAAAAAGTTCAAAAAACAATTGATGTATGGTATGAGGGTGTAATGGTTATGGGTACTAACATAATGCTTCAGTGGAAGCTTATGGAGAATATGGTAAGACCACAATCAGCTACACAACACGCTATGCCAAATTATGTAGCAGTTGCACCTAGAATGTATAAAGGTGTAATTGAATCTTTGGTTAGAAGAATGATTCCATTCGCAGACCTAATACAAATAACACATTTAAAATTACAACAAGTAATATCAAGAGTTGTACCTGATGGTGTCTTTATTGATGCTGATGGATTAAATGAAGTGGATATCGGTACGGGTAATGCTTATAACCCTGAAGATGCTTTGAGATTATATTTTCAAACAGGTTCTGTTATAGGTAGAAGCTATACTCAAGAAGGCGATTACAATCAAGGTAAGATGCCTATAAAAGAATTAACCTCTAACTCAGGTGCTTCTAAAACACAAATGCTAATTGGTAACTACAATCATTACTTAAACCAAATTAGAACTGTTACAGGTTTAAATGAGGCTAGAGATGGTAGTTCACCTGACCCTAATTCATTAGTGGGTCTACAAAAATTAGCAGCTTTAAATTCTAATGTAGCAACTAGACATATACTTGATGGTAGTTTATACATATACAGAACTTTAGCTGAAGCTATAACTTATAGAGTTGGAGATATATTAGAATATTCAGACTTTAAAGAAGAGTTTATAAATCAAATTGGTAAATACAATGTAGCTATTCTAGAGGATATAAGTGATTTATATATTTATGACTTTGGTATTTTTATTGAACTATCTCCTGATGAGGAGCAAAAAGCACAACTAGAAGCTAATGTTCAAATGGCATTATCTAAGAACGATATAAACTTAGAAGATGCAATTGATATTCGTGAGATTAAAAATCTAAAACTTGCTAATCAACTTTTAAAAATGAAAAGAGTTGCTAAACAAGAAAGAGAAGAGAAGATGGCAATGCAACAACAAGCTATGCAATCTCAACAACAATTAAAATCTCAGGAGATGGCTGCTCAAACTGCAATGCAAAAAGTTCAAATGGAAACTCAAGCTAAGATGCAATATCGACAAGCAGACATAGCTTTTGAAATAGAAAAATTAAAAGCTGAAGCTGAATTGAAATCTAGACTAATGCAACAAGAGTTTGATTTGAATATGCAATTAAGACAAGCTGATGCCGAAGCACTTGGTTCTAGAGAGACTATGAAAGAAGATGCTAAGTCAAAAAGAATTAGTCAAGCTAACTCTGAGCAATCAAAAATGATTAATCAGAGAAAGAATAATTTGCCACCAATAAATTTTGAGTCAAACGAAGATAGTTTAGATGGTTTTGATTTGGCAGAATTTGAACCTAGATAAATGGTCTAAAAGACTAATAATTTTTGTGTAACTTTGTATATAATTAAATCTAATATAATATGGAAATAAAAGTAAGAGCAGTTGGTGCGACTGAAGAAAAGTCTGTGCAACAAGTAGAACAAGATTTGCTTGACAAGCACGAGCAAAAGCTTGAGGGCACTGAGTCCGAACAAAAAGATACTCCAAAAGTACAAGTACAAGAGGAGACAACTATAAAAGAAGAACCAAAAGCTGAAGAGCAAAAGGTTAAAGAAGAAATTAAAACTACATCCTCTGAGTTAAAAGAGGAAGATGTTCTTAAATTTATTGGTAATAGATACGGAAAAGAGATTAAATCTCTTGATGAACTGACAGAACAGAGAGAGGAAAATCCTCTACCTGAAGATGTTTCAAAGTATCTACAGTTTAAAAAAGAAACAGGTCGAGGTTTCGATGATTTCGTAAAGCTTAATAAGGATTACGATGAAATGGATTCCGACCAACTTTTAAAAGAATATCTTACTGCAACTGAAAAAGGTTTAGATGCAGAGGATATTGAAGACTTAATGGATGAGTTTGCTTATGATGAAGATGTTGATGATGAGAAGCAAGTTAAGAAACTTAAGTTAAAAAAGAAAAAGACTATTGCTAAAGCAAGAGACTATTTCACTGAACAAAAGGAGAAATATAGTGTCCCTCTTGAGTCGAGTAGGGATTCTTCTCCTAGAGAAGATGAGGAAGAATATCAAGCTTATAGACAATATATAGCTGAAGCGAAGACAGTTAATGAACAGAATGCTCGTAAGGGCGAGATGTTCCAAAAGAAAACTGACGATGTGTTTAGTGAGTTCAAAGGTTTTGAGTTTACGTTAGAAGACAACAAAGTTTATTTTTCACCGGGGGATGCAGCAGAACTTAAAAAGTCTCAACTAAGTCCACAAAACTTTATTAATAAGTTTTTGGATGATGATGGTTTAATAAGCGATGCAGCAGGATACCACAGGTCACTAGCGATGGCGATGCATCCTAATAAGTTTGCGAAGTTTTTTTATGAGCAAGGGAAATCTGCATCAGCAGATGAAACTATGAAAAAGTTGAAAAATGTAAATATGTCAACTAGGAATGCTCCTGAAGTTACTAAGTCAAACAGTGGGTTGCAGATAAAATCTTTAAGTCCTGACTCAGGTCGAGGTTTAAAGATTAGGAGTAAAAATAAATAAATGTTAAACTATTAAAAAGTAAATTATTATGAGTGTACAAAACGTACCCGGATTTGACTTACAACCAAGTGCACAAAGAGTGCCGTTGAAGTCGAACTACATATCTAACTTTGACTTTCTTAATCAGTATCTTCCTGATACTTATGAGAAGGAATTTGAAAGATATGGAAACAGAACAATCTCCTCATTCTTAAGAATGGTAGGAGCAGAAATGCCGTCTAACTCTGACCTTATCAAATGGGCAGAACAAGGAAGATTGCATACTAAATATGTAGACTGTTCTACTGCAGCATTAATCAATGACATTGAGTTTACAATTGCAGTGAACGATGCAGGTAACCCTGCTTTCGGTGCATCTAATTCTATTGCAATTAGAGTTGGACAAACTGTAATGGTATCTGATAATGCAGGTGGTGGTTCAGTAAAGTGTATTGTAGTAGAAGTAGATTATGCTAACAAAACTTTCAAAGTAGCAACTTATCCTGATACAGGTATTCCTGTTGCAGGTGCAGGTGCTAAGTTTACTGTATTCATTTATGGTTCTGAATTTAAAAAAGGAACTGAAGGAATGAAAAATTCTTTGGAAGCAGATGACTTTATCTTTGAAAATTCACCAATTATCATTAAAGATAAGTACGCAGTATCAGGTTCAGATATGGCTCAAATCGGTTGGGTAGAAATTACAACTGAGAACGGAGCAAACGGATACCTATGGTATCTAAAGTCTGAGCACGAAACAAGACTTAGATTCGATGATTACTTGGAAACTGCAATGATTGAAGCAGTACCGGCTGCAGCAGCAGGTGGTGTTGCTACACAAGTAACTGATGACCAAGTTGGTAACAAAGGTTCCGAAGGTATCTTCTATGTTGTAGAGCAAAGAGGTAACGTATGGGGTGGTGGAAATCCAACTACTCTTCCTGAGTGGGATACAGTTATTTCAAGACTTGACAAGCAAGGTGCTATTGAAGAGAACGTAGTTTTTGTTGATAGAGATTTCTCTTTTGACATTGACGATATGTTGGCTCAACAATCTAGCAATGCTGCAGGTGGTGTTTCTTATGGTCTATTTGACAATGAAAGAGAAATGGCATTGAACTTAGGATTCACAGGATTTAGAAGAGGTTACGACTTCTATAAGTCTGATTGGAAATATCTAAACGACCCAACAATGAGAGGTGGATTACCTACAGGTGCAGGGTCAGGTAGAGTTAATGGACTTTTAGTTCCTGCAGGTTCTACATCAGTATATGACCAAATCTTAGGTAAAAACGCTAAGAGACCTTTCTTACACGTTAGATACCGTGCTTCTGAAACAGAAGATAGAAGATATAAAACTTGGATTACAGGTTCTGCAGGTGGAGCAGAAACTTCTAGCTTAGATGCTATGGAGGTTCACTTCCTATCTGAAAGAGCAGTATGTACTTTAGGTGCTAATAACTTCTTCTTGTTCCAAGAGTAAGATTATTATATTGGGGGAGTGTCTTTGAAGACACTCCTCCTTTTTTTTAAACTTTAATTAAATTATAAATAAAATGGCGAAAGCAAAAACAAGTGTGTTTGTAGCTAAGAGTTACAAACTAACAAGAGGAGTAGCACCTCTTTCCTTTATGCTACCTGTGAGACACACAAAGAGATTTTCACTTTTACACTTTGATGAGAAAACCGGAACCAATAGAGAGTTACGTTATGCAAGAAATCAAAAGTCTTGTTTTGTAGATGAACAAGATAAAAATGCATTACTTGAACCAATTATTTTTGAAGATGGTTTCTTATATGTTCCAAAAGAAAATCAAGTATTACAAGAGTTCCTACACTATCATCCATTAAATGGTAGAAAGTTTGTACAAGTTGACAAAGCAAAAGATGCAGCAGAAGAGGTAGAAGACCTTATGGTTGAAGCTGATGCTTTAGTTGAAGCTAAGAAGCTTACTCTTGACCAACTTGAAAATGTATGTAGAGTATTGTTTGGTAAAGACGTAACTACTATGTCTACTGCAGAACTTAAAAGAGATGTATTAGTATATGCTAGAAGTAATCCTCAAGATTTCTTAGAAGTAATTAGTGACCCTGAATTAAAACTTATGGGTACGATTCAAAGATTCTTTGAAGAAGGATTATTGAAAACTAGAAAGAGTGGAAAAGAAGTATGGTTTAATACACCATCAAATAAAACCAAAATGCTTAACGTACCATTCGGTGCTGAAGCTTTAGATATGGTTGCACAATTTCTATCAGATGACGAAGGTCTTGAGATTTTAAAATACTTAGAATCTTTGTTAGATTAAACCCTATAATTGACCATAATTAAGAGACCTCTTCAAAAATGAAGGGGTCTTTTTTTTTCATTATCTTTGTAGAAAAGAAATACAGATGATAAATTCAGTAAGACAAACGGTGATGTCCGTACTGAACAAGAATAATTACGGGTATATATCCCCATCTGACTTTAACTTATTTGCAAAACAAGCACAGTTAGATTTATTTGAAAATTATTTTTATTCGTACAACTATCAAATTGTTAAGGAGAATGCAAGGCAGTCGGGTACTGAGTATGCTGATATAACAAAAGGTTTAGAAGAAGTTATAAATACTTTTTCTGAAACTAAATTTTTGTTTCATCAATATAGTAATAAGTTTTTTACCCCTAGTCCTACAACCACAGGAGATAGTTATTACCTCTTAAATAAAGTTTTAATATACACAAAGCAACTTGCTAGTGGTACTAACGATGTTATTCAGGTACAATCATTAGTTGATAATACGGCAACCTTTATATCAGATGGTGTTCAGGTAGGAGATATAGTTGTTAACTTATCATCTAACCCTGCAGAAGTAGGATATGTATCAGTAGTGGTAGCAGAAACTGAGTTAACATTAGTTGACGGTGATGGAAATCCTTTCGATACTTTCCTAAATCCACAAATGCAGTACTTGATATATTCAGTTAAACCTGTTAAAGAAGCAGAAAAGGTTACTAATAGTAAAATAACAATGCTAAACAATTCATTGTTAACTGCACCTAATTTAATGTTCCCTGCTTATAGTCAGCAAGAACCAACATTGTCTTTGTTTCCTGATTCTATAAATCAATTTGGAGCAGTAGAATGTCAATACATCAGATTTCCTAAAGTTCCTAAGTGGACTTATGTAGACCTAGTTAGTGGTGAACCTGCATTCAATCAATCAGCAAATGATTTTCAAGACTTTGAATTACCTAAAGATGACGAGCCAAATCTTGTCAATAAGATATTACAATATGCAGGTATGTCTATTAGAGAAATGTCAGCAGCACAATTTGGTGGAGCAGAGGAAGCTAAAAATATGCAAACAGAGAAATAATTATGAGTTATATAACACAATATCAATATTACGAGAATGGAGGTAATCCACCTGAGAATGCTAATTGGGGTTCATATCAATATGTTTCTTTGGAAGATATAGTTAACAATTTTATGTTAATGTATCAAGGTAATCACAGTCTTGTAAACAACGAAGAAAGGTATAAGATTTTATTCCACGCTAAACGAGCAATACAGGAATTAAATTATGATGCCTTTAAAGAAATTAAAATATTAGAACTTAGTGTGTGTGACACATTAAGATATGTGCTTCCATCTGACTATGTGAATTGGGTTAGAATATCTATGTATAGAGATGGATTACTTATGCCATTAACAGAAAACATTCAAACAAATTGGTCTTCAGCTTATTTGCAAGACAACGAATGTAGAATACTTTTTGATATAGATGGTAACGCAATATCTCCACAATTTTCAGATATTGATTATGATAGAATAAAAGGTCAAAAACAAAGTATCTATTTAAACCAAAACTCAGAATACTATGGTAGAGCAGGTTGGTGTGTTGATGGTGCTTGGTATTTTGAATACGGTATTGGAGCACGTTATGGATTGAATACAGAAACTGCCAATGCTAATCCCACTTTTAAAATAAACCCCAAAGGTGGTGTTATTAATTTTAGTTCAGGAATGGCAGATGAGTTGTGTATTCTTGAGTATGTATCAGATGGTATGGAGAATGGTGATGACAGTTTAGTTACTGTAAATAAACTATTTGAAAAATACATCTATGCTGCAGTAGAATTTGAAATATTAAGTTCTAAAGTTGGAGTACAAGAATACATTGTTGCACGTTCAAGAAAGAAGAGAGCAGCTTTACTTAGAAATGCAAAAATTAGAATTAGTAATATACATCCCGGAAGACTCTTAATGAATATGAGAGGTAGGGATAAGTGGTTAAAATAATATGGCAAATTTAACAAGGAACTTTACTCAGGGTAAAATGAATAAAATGGTTGATGAACGACTCATTACTAATGGGGAGTACGTTGATGCATTAAATGTTCGTATGGGTTCAACTGAAGGTGCTGAGATTGGAGTTATTGAAAACTCAAAAGGTAACCTTAGAGTAACAACTTTACAGTATGATGGAACTCCATTATCTAATCAAGCTAGATGTATAGGAGCATTTGAAGATGGAAGTAATGAGACTTTGTATTGGATGGTTCACGACCCAAACTTTGCTCCTAGTCCTACTCAAAAATTAGACCTTGTAGTTTCTTGGAATCAAAACAATAATATTGTAGTATACCATCTTATTAGTATGAATGATGGTGGTGGTGTTAATACCACCTTAAACTTTGATGAATTATATCTACATACAGGAATAGATTTAGTAGATAATAAACTTTTATTTTTTACAGATAATTTTAATCCACCAAGAAAAATTAATATACTAAAAAATTATGCTGACCCTGATGCTAATGGTTTAGATGGTTTCTTAGCTGAGGATATATTGGTAATTAAAAAGCCACCAATTCAGCCTCCTTCAATACAACTAATTCAAACAGGAAGTCAAGAAAATTTTTTAGAAGAAAGATTTATATGTTTTGCTTATAGATATAGGTATGATGATGACGAGTATTCAGCTACATCAATTTTTACTAACCCTGCTTTTTCACCGGGTACATTTTTATTTTCAGGAGAGAGTTACCTAAACGAAGGTATGACAAACCTGTACAATACTGCACTTGTTACTTTCAATACAGGTGGTTCATTAGTTAAAGGTATTGACTTGTTATTTAAAGAAGCTAATAGTCCTATAATTAAAGTTATTGAAAAGCTAGATAAAAGTAAACAAGGCTACACTGACTTTCAAAATGTAACTTATTCATTTACTAATAGTAAAATATTTACAATTTTATCAGAAGCTGAAATTTTAAGGCTATATGATAATGTCCCAAGGTTTGCTCAAGCACAAACTTTAATGGGTAATAGATTAATGTTTGGAAACTATGTTGAAGGATATGATTTAATTAATTATTTAGGTAATCCTGTAAGACTAGATTTTACAACAGAAAAAGTAATGGAATCTTTTGAAGCTATAAATATTGAAGCTGAACTAGATGATGCCAATTACACAATACAAGGGGTTGTAAATGTTAATGATGGTGTAGCAGAATTTGATTTTGGTGGTATTGATTTAGTTAGTGGTGCGACTGTAACATTGATAGTAGATTTTGAACACTCTCAATTTTCAGGTAATAACCCTCCTATAGAAACAAATGAAGAACAATCATTACAATTTACATTTGGTATAAACCAAGATTTTGGTTCTGTATTTGAATGGATTACTAATTCTCAAACTGTTGCACAAATAGGAACATCATTACCGGGAGGTAATATAGAGCCTATGGCAGACAGAGAGAATGGTTCAACTATGACAGATGCATATAATAGAATATGGAAAGCTGATTTAGATGGAACCCTATTTATATATAACAGTGGTATATCAGCCATTGAACAAGCTATTGAAGTATCAAGTATACCGGGGTCAAGTGTAGTTACATTTACATTCCCTGCAGTTCAATATGCTGATGATATAGCTACACCTACACAAATTGTTACTGAATATTTTAAAATACAAACTGCTGAAGCTGACTATAGTAAATTAGGTTCAGGAGAAAGCTTACACAGTAACAGAGGATATGAGATTGGTATTTTATATATGGATGAGTTTGGTCGTTCAACACCTGCATTAGTTAGTGAGTTTAATGCACAACAATTTTTATGTGATGATTCTGATACTGCAAACAGTATATATGTAGAAATACCTGAATCACAACTAGCACCTGTTTGGGCAACTAATTATAAGTTTGCAATTAAACCTGACAGAGAAAAGTATGATACTATTTTTTCAAGTATATTTTTTAACGACCCCGAAACACAAGAAACACACTTTCTATTAGAAGGAGAGAACTCTCAAAAAATTACAGAAGGTCAAAGGTTAATTGTAAAGAGAGATGCAGATGGTCCTACATCAGGATGTGTCTTTGCAACGGTGCTACAAAAAGAAGCACAACAAAAGGGATTTCTAGATATACCTTCTGAAGGTGGAGGTGGTGATGAAGATGGTAATATACCAATTCCTTCGGGAACGTATATGAAGATTAGACCAAATCAATTTAGTACTGAACAAGGGGAGAATGCTATTGTAGATTTTGGTTGTAAACAAACTACTAGAAAAAGTTCAGGTAGTTATCCTTTGGTCACATACCCTGTAAACCTAGAACAACCTGACCCAAATATAGCAGGTTCTTCGTATACTGATTATACTATACCTGCTAACTCAAGAATTGTTTTTGATATTAAAGTTGAAAGAAAAGGTTCGGGTAATAAGTGTGAAGGAAGAAGATGGGATTTTGAAAAGACACTTACATCTTCACAAGACTACGATAATTTTTATGATTGGTTTGAAGGTGACAATGTAGATGATGCTTTTGAAACATTAGGTATTCAGTCTATAGGTAATCCGGGTGATGGTTGTGATTTTACAGTTTCTTATGAAGGTATGCAAGGCTCACAGACTTTACCTGAAGATTTATGTGTTATATATTTTGGCTTCTATAGAAATGCTGCTACAAACCAATTAAAGCTTATGGGTAGAGGTACTAGAGCCTGTGGTAGTAGTAAAAAGAGAAGGTCTGTTATCCGTATGTGTATCACTGTGTTTAGAGCAGACAATACTTGTATTTTTGAAAGTGAGCCATTAGATGCTTCACCGGATATATGGTATGAAGGTCCTGAAACTTATCAAATCAATAACGGAACTAATAATTGTTTATATACAATTGAAAACGATGACATAAACGATGTGGTGTTTGACTATATAGATTTAGATGGACAACCACAACAGATACTTATTTTAGGTAAAGGAACGGCAGGGTCAGGAACTACAGTGACTTTTGTTGCTGAATGTGGTAGTGCACAACTGAACCCAACCACACCACCTGTTGACCCTACAGATATAAATGTTGGTCAAGTAAATTTAACACCGGGTCTGCACTTGGGTAATATTCAAGACCAAACTGATACTCAACCTGCTATCATTGATACTAAGTTTTTCAATTGCTATGCTTTTGGTAATGGTGTTGAAAGTTATAAGATTCGTGATAGTATTTTAGGAAAAGATTTTGAGTTAGGTAATAGAGTTACATCAACTCAAGCAATTGACTATAAAGAAGTGAGAAGATTTTCTGACATTACTTATAGTGGTATATTCAATGATGAGTCTAATGTAAACAAACTCAATGAGTTTAACTTTGGACTACTAAACTTTAAAGCTTTAGAAGAATCATTTGGACCAATACAAAAGTTATTTGCTAGAGAAACAGATGTGCTTACTTTACAAGAAGATAAAATATCTTATGTATTAGCAGGTAAAAACTTATTGTCCGATGCAGGAACAGGAAACCTACTACAATCAGTACCTGAAGTTTTAGGAACTCAAATAGCTAGAATTGAAGAGTTTGGTATTAGTCACAATCCTGAAAGCTTTGCACAGTGGGGTCCGGATAAATATTTTACAGATTCTAAAAGAGGTTCAGTTTTAAAATTAAGTGGAACAAGTTATCAAAACGACCAACTTGAAGTTGTTTCAAGTTATGGTATGAGAACTTGGTTCAGGGATTTATTTAACATAGAGTTTGAAACTCAGAAGCTAGGAGGTTTTGACCCTTATATGAATGAGTTTGTATTAACATCAAACCAACAAAAAGTTCCTGTTGATATACCTTGTACTGCTTGTGGAATAACTCAAGAAATTACAATCACACCAAATATTCCTTTTGATTCTTGTTTTGAAATGGGCAGTTCTATTGGACCATTAAAAGTTTCTTGGAGTTCTGTTACAACATCAGGTTTGTTTGATGTAGAAGTTACCTATGCAGGTAATACTCAAACTGCAACAAATCAATCAGGGGGTGGAGATATAACGGTTAATAAAAATAGTCAAAGTATAACTGAAGTTGAAGTAAAAATTACACCATTAGGTGGTAGTATTACTACTTTAGTTTTATCAGTTGAATGTCCTGATGCTAAAACTTTAACTGTAGTAGATGTAGTTTTAACAGGTGCTAATGAAGCATTTGAGGTTATACATACACAGAAAAGATTTTATGCTCCACCTTTTCCCGGTGGATATCAATCTCCTTTAACTACTACATTCGTTCAGTTTGATGATGGACAAACTAATCCTATTATTAGTTATTTCTCTTCTCAAACAGGAGAACAAGGTCAAGGGTCAATACCAAGCACAGGAGACCAACAGGATTTAGTATGGGCAAAATGGCAGAACGATACTGCAACTTGGGATAATAATACAAATAGTTTTAGATACCTAAGAACTAACGTAAACTATGCTCAAACATCACCTGCAATGCAGCAATTAATTTCTGCATCTACGGCAATGGCAACAGTAGAGGTTACACCGGGTGAATATTATAAAGGGAACTTTACAATTCCTGCAGGTAATGATGGAGATTTTTTATATTTAATTTGGTATTTAAGAAAACCAACAACAATTGATTTATGTTCAGGAGTAGATATACAAACTGCTTGTTGTTGTATACAAACACCATCGTAAAAATTTAATTATGGCAATATTTTATATAGACGGAACAACATTAAGCAATTCAAATGGCATTTATATGGATGCTGCTTTGACAACATTTGCTGCAGCATCATACTATTCAGACGGAGTTGTGGTTAGGCAACAAGTATGTACAGGTAATACTTGTGTTTTAAATCCTCCACAACCTTGTCCTACTTGTTATGAGCCTTGTGGTGGAAGTTTAAATGCAAGTGGTGCAGGTGGTATATTTAGACTTAATATTAGTCTTGGTGGAACTCCTACAGATGTTGGAGCCGTAATAATTAAATTCGACCCTCAAGGTGTACCTGATGGTATTGAGGTTCAGTTCAATGGAACTGCTTACAATAAAGTAAGTTCACCACAATTTGGTTGGTTACAAGCACAAAACGGAGGAGGTCAACCTGTTAGTGGAAGAACTTATCTTGGAAGTGCAGGTAGTGTAGGACAATGTGGAGGAGGTTTGCCAAACCAAATTGAAGGTACCTATCAGTTAAATGAAAATGAATATTTAGCAGGTGCTTTTACACCTACAGGAGCAACAATTCAAGAAGTTATTACCTCAGACAACGACCAATTGACTGCCGGTCAACCGGGTGATTGTGTTATGGTTATTCCAAAAACAACGGGTCAACCTGAATTATTAGAGGTTTCGGTTTATGCACCTTGTGGAGGAACACAATGGAGTATAGAAGTAGCTTGTCCTACAATGATTCCATCTATGTTAGGTGTTATGGCAACATCTCAAACCGGTGCGTGTAAAGGAAAGTTTAGTGATACTGAATTATATTATCACGTTCCGGTAAATGGTCAATCAACTCAAAACAATGTTAACTTACACGACTATCTTTTTACTGATGGTTTCGGACAAACTGAAGTATTTGACAACTACTATTTATGTCCCGGTGGTTTTGTGGTTCATACAACCAATGGTATTGTAGACCAAAAGTTTGATACTTGTAATACTATAACTCTTGAGGATTGTACTACAGGACAATTTTATACTATGAACGATAGGTTTAATGGAGCAAATGCAGTGGGAGATGTAATACAATATAAAAGAGTTAATTTTATTAACAACACTGTAGACCCACAGATTTATTGTGGTACTATAACTGCACTAGGAACAGGGACAGATGTTAATGCAATACAAGAAGGAGCAGTCAGTTATTCTTGTGGAGATACAACACACTGTCCATAAAAAAATAATATATGAGTAACGATGTAACAAAAGGAGAAAACTATACGTTAAGCTACGATGATGGAGTCAAAGGATTTCCTTCATTTTATTCGTACTATGCTGATTGGTTAATTGGTATGAATAACTATTTTTATACATTTCATCAGGGTAATATCTATCGTCATAATACTAATCCAATTAGAAATAGATACTATGGTGAAAACCATCCTTCAAAGTTGCAATCTGTTTTTAATGATATGCCATTAGAAAATAAGTTATTTAAAACTATAAACTTAGAGGGTGATGATAGTTGGGATACATTGTTACAAAGCGACCAACAAGATTCAGGATTTATTTGGGGAGGACAAAATACTATAGAAAATTGGTATGAAAAAAAGGAAGGTTCTTACTATGCTTTCTTAAGAAATGCAGGAAGTGTACCTGCTCAGATTGATGAATACGCTTTACGTTCTTTAAATGGTATTGCTACAAGTTCAAATATTCAAAATAATTTTCCTGTAGCAGGTTTAACTATTGTTAGTTTTCCTATATCTGTAGATATTGGTAGTATAATTTCTGTAGGTTCACCTGCAAATAATGATGGTGATATGTTATACTTTGGTAATCCTACACCACTTTTATTGGGTCAGGTTCAAGAAGTAAATGTAAATAAACCTTCCGGTATAAATCAAATTATTGTAGATAATACTATAGCCGGTGCACAAATACCACCTACAGGTACAGAATTTATATTGTACATTAAAAACTCTATTTCTGAATCTCACGGAATATTAGGTCATTATGCTTTATTCACTTTAGAGAACAGAAATACAGAGAAGGTTGAATTATTTGCAGTAGAAAGTGAAGTGATGAAATCATTTCCTTAATTTTAGTATCTTTGTTGTTGAATGGTATTTAATATTAGACCACTTGAATTAGACGATTATGACACCATTCTTGTGGATTGGTGGAAAGATTGGGGATGGACACCTCCAACTCGTGACTTCCTACCTGACAATGGTAAAGGAGGAATGATTGTTTTAGACGGTGATATTCCTGTATGTGCAGGTTATATATATCTAACTAACTCAGGTGTAGCTTGGGTTGATTGGATTATATCTAATAAAAAATATAGAAAAAAACCAAATCGCCAAAATGCAATTGGTTTACTTATTGAAACATTAACAAATTTGTGTACAAGGTCAGGAGCAAAATATAGTTATGCATTATTAAAGCACCCATCCTTAATAGATACTTATAAAAAACTAGGTTATACTGAAGGAGATTCGTACACAAAAGAAATGATAAAAGGATTATAATATGGCAGCATTAACAACAGTAGCAGCAGGAGTAGCCATAGCAGGTACAGTAACATCTGCCGGTATGTCTTTCTCCCAAGCATCTAAACAAAAAAAATTACAACAACAAGCAGAACGTGATGCTGATAAAGCAATGGCTGAAGCTAGAGGAAAGCTTGATGTAAATTACGCAGAACAAATGTCTATTAAGAAAGAGGCATACGATGCTGAAAGAGAGGCATTGTTAGTTCAAGGTGCAATGGCTACACAAGCAGGGGTAGAAAGTGAAAGAGGTTCAGCAGCTTCTGCAGGTAGAGTATACGCTGCACAACAAGCAGGTCAACAACAAGTAAGGTCAGCACAAGCAGATGAAATGACGAACATTGAAAATGCAATCATTGAAGAAGACTCAAGATTAAGAGATTTAGATGTAGCGTTAGATTTAGAAGAAGTAGCAGGTAATCAACAAAAAGCTGCTGATGCACAAAGAGCATCAGAGATGGCTAAACAACAGGGAATTGAATCTACAATTTCAGCAGTTGGTCAAGCAGCACAAATGGTTCCTTTATACCAACAAAATATGACTGCACAAAAAGGTGCAGTTGCTTCTATTGGAAACGACCCATCAAAGGGTGGTGTAGATATGGCTGCTTTTAACAAGAACACAGGTTTAGCAGACAATATGACTGACTTTAGTAATGTATCTAATTATTCAAACAGAGAGTTTAGACAGTTTAAAAAATCACTTAATCCTAATCAACAAAATATGTTGTTTCAAAATCAAAGCTATTTAAATAACTATCAGAATCCTATGAGTGTTTATCTTCCTCAACCAACTCTTACGGCAAACGGTAACTAAAAAATAAAGAATGGCAACAGCATATAAATACGTTGAAAGAAAAGCAGAAGACAATATTAATTGGGCAGAAGTTGGAAAGAATTTTTCCAATATGCTACAAGAAGAAGTTCGTGTTCGTGAGGAGAAAAAATCTTCAATAGATGCAGCTACAAGAGAATTTAATGAAATTCTAAACAATGTTCCTCAAGGAGAAAACAGAGAACTTAATGAATTTGCTTTAGGCTATGCCGACAAAGTTCAACAACAAATGTTGATGCAAGAACAGTTGTTAAAGTCAGGACAATTAAATCCAAAACAATATACCATAATGAGGCAAAACCTTACTGATGGTACTGACATTGGTTTTAATTTGATGCAAGATTATAATGACGAGTACTCTAAGAAAATGGAAATGATGAGAGCAGACTTACCTGTTGGTGAGCAACTTTCTGAAATTGATGTACAGATAATGGCTAACGCTGAAGGGTTTGCTAATTTTAATCAAGCTGAGTTAAATATTGACCCTAATACAGGTAGGGTTATGATGTCAAAAATGGTTAGAAATGCAGATGGTATTTTAGTTCCTGACCCAAATCAACTTGTTTCTGTAGCAAATCTTAGAAACAGAATAAAAACAAACATAACTAAGTTTGATGTAGTTGCTAATGCACAACAGTGGACAGATACCTTAGGTAAAGATGTGGTGTCAAAAGTAACAAGTATGGGTACTACATTATCTGCAGGTCAGATACAAAAAATATCAGACATTCGTAATAGAGATGGTGGTATAAATGAAATGAGTGATGCAGATAAACAAGCATTGGCACTTGAACTTGGTGTAGAGGTTGCTGACTTACAGGCATTCAGCACGTTCCAAGAAGCACAAACTAAATGGGCACAAAGTCAATTAGCAAGTGGAGATTTTTCAGGTGCATCCGTATTAATGGACTTTAATAAGTTTACTGAAGACGGGGAACAATATAAAACTACATTTGATAAGAGTGAAGTTTTTGATGCTAACGGTAAAAGAAAAGACGGAACTGAGCATATTATATTTTTAAAAGAAGAGAACGGTAGAGTTACCTCTGAACTTACAGATGTACAAAGAAACAACGCTGAAAGGTCTTTAATTACGCAGTCTAATATCCAATTAGATATTGAGAACACTGTGGATACTAAGCAAATGAAAAAAGAAGCTAGACCACCTACTCAAGATGAGAATGAGAGATTAGACAGGCTTAAGGTTCAAAAGAATGTTATGAGTAATGTTGCGAAGCTTTACTACGGTGATGATGCTCAAGTTGACGAAGCAGTTAAATATTTGAAATCTATTAATGGTAATATTACTGATATTGAAAGAGATGGACAAGGTGCGATAATTAGATTTAAAGATGGCACAACACAACCTATGGACTTTACCGGTACAGATGGTACTACATTAGGTCAACAAGGATGGGTAGAAGGTTCAGCTAATTTCTTCTTAGGTGAAGATGACAAGATTAAAGACATAAATGATGTGTCTAAAAAATCAGGAGTAGATTATAATAAACCATTTAACTCTACAAGTAGAGGATTTATTACAACTACAGAAGAAGAAACACAATCAATTCCTGAAGCATACGAAGCAGTAGTTGCAGAGGCTACTAAGGATGTTAAAGCTAACGAGGTATTTATTAGTACTGATGATGAAGCAGTACTTCCAAAAGTACAGTCATTAATTGCTCAAATACCGGGAGCACAAAAAGGTCTGCAGGTAGTTAATGATAGCAACACAAGAAATAGTTTACAAATACAAGATGCTGATGGTAAGGTTTTATATACGGTTCTAATGAGTGATGACAATTTTGACGAGGCTACGGCTATAGATGAGATAATTCAAGCAGTTTCTGCTACGGCTAGTCAAGATGATAAGTTGTTAGTTACACAAGGTAAGAGAGGTACAAGTACTAAAGCAAATAGAACTACCCTAAGAAGTAATAATACCAATACCCCACAAGGAGGTAACACAAGTGGTGGAGTTAACGGTGCAAATTATAATTAAGAAGGATGAACGAACAAGCATTTGACGATTTATATAAAGAGTTTGTAAACACAGGATACAGAGGCTCTAAAGCTGATTTCAAGGTTTTACTTCAAACAAACCCTAATGCTTTCAGTGACGGTTATGGTGCTTTTACTAGCACCGGTTATAAGGGTAGTGATGAAGATTTCGCAAAGCTGATGGGTGTAGTTAACCCATTAAAAAAAAAAGACCAACCTCAAGGAAGTATGGGTTTGTCTTCGGAAGATGGTTCTTCGGCATCATCAGAATTTGATGCAGAAACTTTCTTTGCTAACTACGACCCAAACAAAATAAACCCTCAAGATACTAGAGAAGACGGTTACAGAGACCCAATGAGTATGGGTATGTATCCAACTCAAGAGCAAATAGATAGAGGCATAAAACAAACATTTGCTGATGCTGAATACACAGACTCTATTATGAAGTCTGAGCAGCCTGATTTAGAAAGACAACAACAGATTGAGCAGTTAGCAGAGCAGCAACGACAAGAGTTAGATGCTGCTAAGTTAATTGGTATTCAATCAAGTGAAGTGTTTGCTTCTGATATTTCTAAGATTGATAAAAATCTTATAGCCAAAGCAGAAGAAGAGGTTGTTCCTTTTTTGAGAGACAACTTTGCTAAGTATGGTTTTGTGTTTGAAGAAACAGGAATAGGTGATGCAGTAATTGTTACTGCTCCTGATGGTAGCACTAGTGTTACTATTGACCTAGACCCTTTTACATCAGGCACTGAGATAGCTGAATCAAAAAGGCTGAAAAATTTTATTAAGAATAATTTATCTGCCGACCTTTCCGGTGAATCTAATATAACAGATAAAGTTACTCAATCTTTAAAAGCTAAAAATTTAAGAGAGGTAGGTAGAGAAAATGAAGACGGAACTATATCTACAGTTTTATTTGCATCGGGTGAAGTAGATGGCAAACAGGTAGTAGTACCAACACTATTTCCTATTGACCCTAACAAGTATACATCCAATTCTAGATATTGGGAAGAGTTGCCTTTTGAAGAGGCTTTAGCTAAAGCACAAGAACGAGGAGAAATATTTGAATTTGAAACTGAAGAAGAGGCACAGGCTTTTGCTGAAGGTTCTTGGAAAGAAGTTAACACTCACGATGCTGAAGCTAAACAATTTTTTCAAGAGAGAGGATTAAGTTATGACAAGGAAACAGACATAGTTCAAAGGTACGAGGAAAATAAATCCTTAATGGATTACTTAGAAAGAGGACCTCTTTTTAGGCTTAAAGATTTAGCACCTGAAGACCAAGAAAAATATGCTCAACTATATGTAAATGGTAAGCTTCGTCAAGATTATAAAGATATATATGATGAAACTTTAGCTATTCACGAAGAATTAAAAGACGATTATCTTAATGATGAATCCGAACTAGCAAGAGAAGATTTTGATTTATACTTAAATAAGAGATACCAAAGAGATATTGGTAATGCCATCCGTGTAAACAATGATGCAAGAATAGTACAAGATGAAATAGAAAAACAATCATTACTAAGTTATGGTGTAAAAGCTAATGACCTTAGAACTATTGTGCCAACAGACGAACAAGATGCGTTTAACATAAACAGACTACAAGAAAGATATGTTGTGGCTTTATCTGAATCTGAAAAAGCTGCTGATGTATATCAGAATGCCAAGCTTTATTATGATATGAAGCACGATAAGATGTCTCAGATGGAGTACTCAGAAAATTGGAATGGGTTTTTAGATGAATGGAATAACGGATTAAATAGAGGTAAGGCAGGTGATATTATATTAATGGCATCTATGTTCCCTGAACTATTAGGTGGATATGATTTAGATGACCCTGAGTCAACTAAAAAAGCTGCTAAAAAAATAGTAGATTATTTACAAGATAGGTCTAATACAAAATCAAGAGTATTGTCTAGATGGCAGAAAGCTAATGGTTTTGACGAGACTTGGGATGTTATATCTGATAATCCTTTTGAGTGGGCAACAACTTTGGCAGGTCAAAGTTTATCAATGATGCTACCTTATGGTTCTAAGATTATAGCTAGTTCAACGGCAGGTGGTGCAGCAGTAGGTAGTTTTGTTCCCGGTGCAGGTACTGCAGCAGGTGCAACGTGGGGATTTAGAACAGGGTTTGCAGCTACAAGTATAGCTATGGAATATACCAATGCAGTTATTGATGCTATAAGTAGTCAAGGTTATAATATTACAGACCCTGAATCAGTTGCAGCAGCATTATCAGATGAAAATGTTTGGGCAGAAGGAAAAGAACGTGGTTTAAAAAGAGGTGTTCCGATTGCAGTTGTAGATTTAATTACTGCAAAACTAGCAGGTAATCTTTTTAGAACAGGTTCGATTGCTAGTAGAGGTAAAAGAGTAGCAGCACTTACTGCAGAAAGATTAATAGCTGACCCTATTGGTGAAGGTACAGGAGAATATCTTGCACAAATGAATGTTGGTGATGATTTAAATTGGAAAGAAATTGTTGCTGAAATGGGGGGTGGTATTGGAAACAATACTTCTAATATGGCTATTAACTTAGCACTTGAAGTAAGAGCAAAAAATGATTTAGAGTTAGCAACCAACTTATCCAACATAAACTTTATGTCTAAAGAATTGTCAAGCGATTCAAAGATTTCTGCTTGGGCAAACAATATGGAAAAGCTTGGTAAGATTGATGCTCAAACAAATCAAGCTATCCAAGAAAATGTAGGATATAGAAAGACTGCAAGAGAACTTTTAAAGACAGGAAAGTTTGGTCAAAGATTTAAAGGTAAAAATGCTTTGGCTTTAGAACAAAGAGTAATGACACTCCTTTCTGCTAAAAACGAATTGTCATCTTCACAAAATAGAAAAGAAGTTTTTGGACCAAAGATTAAAGAAATAAATACAGAGTTGTCAGAAATACTGACCACAAAAGAATTAAGAACACCTGAGCAACAAACACTGTTAGCAGGTACAGGTGTGCTATCTGTTCAAGAACAAGCTACAGGAACAGATTTGAGAGCAGGAAAACCTACCTACAAAATAAGAAAAGGATTTAGAGGAAAGCTTGGTCAGTTTACAGAGGTAAGCAAAGATGAGTTTGTAAAATATATAAATGGTTTAGACCCGAAAAATATAGGTAGACTAAATGCATCCATTGAAAATGATGATGAGGTTTCTCAAATGGTAGCAAACAAATTAGTTGAAGCTAAAGTTGCACCTGCACAAGCAGTTGCACAAGCAGCATCTGATGGAAATGTAACAGTAGAACAAGGTGAGGTTACTGAAACCACTACACCTACAACAGAAACTACAACACCTTCAGTAGAAACTCCTACTCAAATACAAGAACAAACTGCAGAAGATGGAGTGTCTTTGAAGACACTCGAAACTGAAGAAGCAGTTACCAATAATGATGCAGCAGTACAGGAAGTAACTGACCTAGAACAATCTCTTCAAGAAAAAGAATCAGGAACAAAACCTAAAGTAGATTTTAAATTAGAAACAACCAACGAAAACAACACAGATAATATTGGTCCTGATGAGATTGAAATTACTACAGAGATTAATGAAATAGAATCTCCAAACGTAGATACCACTGTAGAAAGCCAAGAAGGAACATCTAAGATTGATGTTGAAGAACTTAACACAAGAACAGATAATAATTTAAAAGTTACTAAGCTTGAAGTAATAAAAGGTCTTCCTACTATATTTAGTATTACAGACCAACTTACTACAGGTACAGTTGTTAATCCACAAACCAATACAACTATAGATAACCTAAAAGGTGCCATTGGTTTTAATGGAACTGTTGGTAATGAACAAGCAGCTTGGGCAAACGTCACGGAGAAAGAAGCACAGTCTATTGTAAATAAAGCAGACCAAGTATATCAAAATAATAAAAATTTATTTGATGAGTTTTGGGCAAAGAATCCTGAGATGAATGGTCTTGTTCCTATGAACATTGTGAAGATGGGAGAACAAGCTATGGTTTCTAATGAAGCAGTAATACGAGTCTTGTTAGATAATATGCAGAAGATTCCATTAAAGAATAGAAAGGCTGCAGTACCTGTATTAAAAGAAGCTATTCAAAAAAATATTGATTTCCTAGAAACTAAAGCAAAACCACCAAAAGACTTGGGTGAGTACAAACAATTATTAGAAACAATAGAAGAATTAAATCCAACTAGCGTAGACCAACTATTAGCTAATGATGTAATTCAAAAACTACCACTTCCTGTGCGTAGTCATTTAGTAAAGCTGATGACAACAAGTAAAGCTAACAAGCCTTTACAAAAGTCTAAAAGAACTAATCAAAAAGTTACACCTACAACTAAGGCAGTTCCAACTACACTATTAAAAGGACTACCTAATACCAATCTAATAAACATTAGTATGATTACAGATGTAGTTACTGACCCACAACTAAGGGATGTACCCGGTGGTAATGTTGTTTCTGTTGTTGGTGTAGATGTATTGAATCCCGGTATAGTAGAAACAACACACCCTAATTATAAGTATGGTGTGAGAGGAAGGTCAATTGGTATACTTGAAAATCCACAAAGAATGGAAACGGTATATCCAAAAGCTTATCAAAAAGTATTTGCCAAGCTTATTGAGAAAGAAGAAACAATTACACCGGAAAGCAAACCGAGTCAAATAAACACATTAAGAGCACAACAATTAGGTTTTGGTATTGGTATACCTTCATTTGATTATGTAGGTATTATATCTAATGAAAGTCCAAGCAATGTAGATAAACTAAACTCATTTATGAATATTGCATTTCCGGGTGTAGTAATTAATTCTGATACAGACACATTTAATAATATACTAGCATCAGATAATGTAAGAGTATATCTAAAAGGTGATGAGGTTGTTTATGGTGTTACTGTAGACGGGGATATTTATATTAACCCTGAGGTTCATAACTCTGAATCACAGTTGTTCAATACTGCAATTCACGAGATGGGTCACGTTTGGACCGACTACTTAAAAACTACTGAACAAGGTAGAAAGGTATATGAAAAAGGTGCAGAATTAGTGCAGGAAACTGACACCTTTAAAGAACAACTAAAAAGATTTGACGGGGATGTAGAGAAAGCTACTAACGAAGCAATGGCTATACTTATTGGTAACAAAGGTGAGACCATAGCTAACGCATCATTGAAAGCTAAGTTTCAAGAGTGGCTTCTTGGTATGTGGAATTATATCAAGAACAACTTTTCAACTAGGTCAGCCGACCTTAGTGCAGAGGAAATTCAAGACTTGTCACTTGACAAATTCTTAGGTGTAGCACTTGCTGATATTTTTGCAGGTCAAGAAATTAAGATGACCGACAAGCAAATGAAGATGCTAAAGAACCCTGATGCTGCTTTTAGCACAGGCTTGTCTATTGATAGTATTGTAGAACAAGGAAGAAGAGAAGGATTTAGTGATGAATCTATTAGAGTGGTACTAAAAAACAGAGGATTCAAACCAAAGGATATAACTAATGCACTAACAGTTCAACTTGATTTATTAAAACCTATGCCAAGAGAGTTTGGTAATGTTGAAGGTGGTGCCATTGTAGGTCAAAGATTATTTACTGAAACTAGAGATGCAGTAAATGCTTTTGCTATTCAAGGACCTAGAGGTGGTAAAGGTAAAACAGGTGTAAGGACTAAATCATTTGCCGAGATAAGACAGAAAGCATTAGACTTGCTTAGAGAAAACCCTATATATAAAGTACAACCTGAACAAACTCAACTTGAACTAGAGAATGCGTTTGATAGAGTACTTGGTATTAGAGCCAATCCAAATGTAAGAAGAGAAATAGCTGACATCAGAAACAACTTACGTCAGAGAAGAATCAGTGAAGATAATATTACTGATGCTCAACGTAGAATGAGAATGATTATAAGAAAACTTTTACCTAAGTCTAAAAATTATAATAACCGTTCAGTAAACAAACTTTTAAAAGTCATTAACGAAACTAATCCTAAAAACTTTGATGGTAAAATATCAGAGGTTTTAACTGAAGTTGAAAAGCAAAGGGGTGTTATCAAGAATCAATTGATAGATAAGATAATTAATTTGGTTAAAAAGAAATCTAAAACAAAAAAGACTACATCAGGTAAGAGAAGGTCTTCAGGTTTAGATGCTGCAGGTCAGGCTTATTTTGCTGAAGTAAACAGAGTTTTAAAAGCAGTAAAAGAAAATAATACAGAAGCTTTAAGTGAACTTGAATCTACTGTAACTCCTAATGTTATGTCTGCAATAGAAACAAAGGTTGCGAATAATATAAATCTTACAACTAAAGAACAACAGTTAATTGACAGAAGACTTGCGTTGGATTCATTCGCTGATGTTCTTAGTATGGAACTAGAACAAGTGGAGGAATTATTTGAAGATGTAAAAACTACACGAGGTGAGTCCATTGCTAGACTAAATAACAGGAGAGAATTAAGAAGACAAAAAATTGAAGAACAAAAACAAAAGTTCCAAGAACAAATATCAAATGATTACTCAGAACTTTATGATGAGAATGGTAAACCTTTAGGCAAAAATGCACTAAGAAATAGAAGCCAAAGAATTAGAAAAGCGTTTAGTGAAGGTCTTTGGAAAGGAGTTAAAACTTTCCTTAACAATTTTATGGAAGACCAAAAGCTATCTTACAATGGTATCGCTAAGTTTTTACAAAATAACATAAGCCATCTTGGTTCAGTTACTAGACTGTTAGACAGAAACAGTGAGGGTATGTTTAGTGAAACCTTTTATAATAGATTAAATGATTTTGATGAAAACAATCTACAAGGTGTAAGACGTACTGAAAACAAAATGAATGCTATGACTGAATCTACTCACAATAAAACGTGGGAGAATTGGAAATACTCATTAGGCGAAGACACTGCAGAGTTTACGGCTATAGACACTAAGACAGGAAATGTATATACAGAAACTCTCAATGTAGACCAAGCGATGAGGTTGTACGCACTAAGTAAAAATGATGTGCAAAGAAAAAAGCTTGAAGACCAAGGGATTAATATGGATGCAGTCAAAGACTTTATCGGTCCTGAGAATGTAGAGTTGGTTGACCAAGTTGTAGATTTCTTAAGTAATAAATACTTTGAAGAAACTAATGAAGTTTATTCTCAAGTTAATGATGTAAACCTAGGATATGTAGAAAATTATTTTCCTACTAGAACTTTATCGAAGGGTGATATAACATCAGAGATGATTGGACAAGGACAGTTTGATAAAATATTTACTGCAGAATATTCACCTGCTTTAAAAGAAAGAACTGATTTGACAGGTGATGTTGAGATTGGCTTATCGTTTAGTGAGGTTATGGAAGACCACGTTAAGTCAATGGAGAAGTACAAGTCTTATGCTCTTGGAGTTAAAGAGATGAATGAAATATTAAAAGACGAACAGATTGCTACTCTATTAGAACAATCAGGTTTATCGTCACTCTTCAAACAAAATTTAAACTATGCTATAAATCCTGAGTCAGGTCCTGAAGTTTCAAATAACCTACTTACAAAACTACAAACTAGATTTACAGGTTTTGCATTAGCTTTCAAACTAATTCAAATTCCTAAACAGGCTTCATCTTTTGTACAGGCTTTTGAAAAGTATGATTCAGGATACAAGATGCCGGGAGCAGACTTGCTTACATTTATTAGAGACTATGCTGAAGTGATAATGACTCTACCAAAACAAATTAGAGAGGCTAGAGAAATGTCAGCTACATTTGATGCTCGTATCAAAAAAGGTTTAGAGGGAGATATATTTGGTCTTGAATCAGGTGGTAGAACATTCAAGAAAGCAAGAGCAAAGCAAACAAAAAGAGGTAGATTTACTAGGGGTGTTCAGAGAGCAGCAGGTTTTACTACAGTAGCAGGTGATATACTTGGTGTACTAGGATATAAGGCACTATATAATAGAGCCAAGAAAAATGGTATGACTGATGCTGAAGCTTTAAGATTATTCAATGAATACAATGCAACTCAACAGACAAGAAGAAGTACAGAGAAATCTCCTATCCAACAAAAGACAAGTTTTTATAATAGGTTCTTTACTATGTTCGGTAGTTCATTATACCTAATGATGAACAACGTAAGCCAATCAAGTAGAGCCGTTTTTAGTAGTATAGCTAAAGGCAAACCAAGTGAAATAAAAGCTTCTGATTTAAGAAAGTTTGTTCTAAACTATTCTGCAGCAAACGTAATGTTTACACTAGCATCTTATGCACCTGCTTTGTTACACGGAAAAAATGATGAGGAGAAAGACAGAGCAATGAAGGCATTAAGAGATGCTGCTTTAGGTCTTAACTTAATATATGGTATACCTTTAGTTGGTTCTGCTATGGAACAATTGGTTTCTAAAATTGAGGGTAGCAGAAAGCCTGTAAGCGATGGAGTTAATCCTCTTAGTTCTGTTATTAGAAAGATGGATAAGATGCATAAGAAAGTAGAAGAGGGTGGTACCGTGCTTAATTATGTACAACCAATATTTGAAATATCTTTAGGTATGCAACTCGATGCTCCTTTAGCATTGTTTAAAGCTTTAGGTGGAGACTTTAGTGAAGAAAATATGTATGACCTTACAGGTGTAAGTACATCATACAGACCGGGATATGGTATTAAGGAAAAGAAAAGTTCAAGTAAAGACAAGGGAATGTCTAAGTCGTTGTTAAGAGATATAGACCCTGACCTATACAAAGAAATGTATGGACCGGGTACTCCTGATTATGAGATAAGAAAAATGAAAAGAGAACTTAGAGAAGAATTAAAGAAGTAAGATATGCCATTTAAAAAAGTAGGTAAAAATAAAAATGTAAGTCCAAGTGGTAAAGTCTTTACTGATAAACAAGTAAAACTTTATTACGCTACTGATGGATTTAAAAAATCAAAGCTATCAAAGAGTCGAAGAAGAAGAAAGAAGAAGAAGTAAATCCACACCTTTGGATACTTCTAGGTAGCTTATTTCTTTTGATATGGTTTTTCTGTCTGAGAAATCTGTTTGTTTAGGCAAGTCTCTGTGTTCCCATACTAAATCAAACTGTTCCAAATAAAAACCCCAAACACCTTCAGGTGTGGAGTTAATATATACGGGTGTAGTCCCGTGTATTTTACAACGATTCATTAGTGCATCATACTTTCCTTTCTCTATTATTAAACCATCGTAATGCTTTCTCCTGCATTTAAGTTCAATGTCCATTTGATATCGTTCAGAAAAACAATCGTATCTCGATGTTGAATATTCACTTGGGTTCAGGTCATTTATAAAATTATCTTTTATAAAATCAAATAACTGCTGCTCAGTAGCAAACTGCTTATATTCATATGTCATCCTCTATAGATATAGATATGTCCTTAAGGATGCCTTGAAGTTCTTTTATTTCCTTCTTTAAGATAACAAAGTCTCTGTCAATTAGTGCTTCATAAATCTCGTTGGTAGAGCCGTGTATTGATTCCATCAAATGATTGATGTGAGCAATACGTTCTTTGTCATACGATGACGGCTCTTGTGTCATTCCTATAAAGGTTCTTTAGTTACATTCTTGTCCATTGTTTGTAAAAACAATGTTCCCATATTATGATTTATAGATTTGATTGCAGTATAAATTTTACGAGAAGCTTTTGTTACTTCTTCTCTTTCTTTTTTATTAGAGTCTGTTCCAAGGTGACAATACATAGAGCAGTCCATTCTTAAAAGCTTGTCTTCTTTTCTTTTATTAGACCAACTCTTATAGCCTAGTACTCTGTCTATTTCATTTTGTGTAAACACCATTGAAAAAATGATTTAATTTTTTAAGAACGTGGTCTTCTGTACCGGGTTTAGTTCTCTCTTCAACCAATTTAAATATGGTTTCAAACCTAGCCTTGTGCTTTTCAAGTTCGGTTAGTCTAGATTGGCACGTCTCTAAATCCGAAGATAAATCTTTATTTTTAATTTTCAAAGAAAAAACTTCGTTTTTTAGTTCATTTTCTGACAAATAATAAACAGGGTCATACTCTTTATTAAACTCTGATTTAATTCTTTCGTAGTTATTTCTTAATGCAACGTCTGTTTTAACATAGAAAGGAAATGTTTTAAAGTAATGAAGAATGGTAGCGTGGTTCATTACAATTGATTTTGAAATAACACTACACCCATACCCACATTCTTTAAGTATGTTAGCGTAAATCATTTTACAATTAACCGTATGCTGCATCCGGTTTCTATCTCTCTTAACATCTACGTTAAGAATTGTTTTTATTATCTCCTTGAGGTGGCTGAACTGTTCTCCCCGTAAGAATAAGGTCTCTAACTCTTGATTCATTTATATATGATTTGATTGATTTGTTTTCTAAAATAAAATCTAAATATTCATCCACCTCTATAGGATTGATGTCTATTAAGATAGGTATGTCATCTTCTTGTTTTAAATATTCTACTACAAAAAATATAGGTTCAGTATTGTCATCAGTAATTACTCCTGCTACTTCTTGACTCCAACCATTTTTACTTGGTAGTTCACTTAACACTGCAAGAGTCTGTGCTACTATTAAAGATGCATCAGTTAATGAGTAGTCGCTTAGTTGTTGAAAGAACCAATCGTCAATCTCATATAACAACTCATCCTCTAAAAACTTCAGTTCTAAATCCATATTCATCTAATTCTTTTAGTCTATACTCTTGAAGCTTTGACACTTTACCTGTTGGTGTCTTCACTTCACTAAAGATTACATTTGAATTAGGTGGTATAGCAATTATGTCAGGTATTCCATTCTTGTTTGTCTTTACTAGTTTTATTACATAGTAACCTTCAGCTTCTAACTGCTTAATTCTTTTCGCCTGTATTTGTTGTTCGGTCACTTTTATAATCTAAATAAAATCCCACTGCTACAATCACGTTCATACCCACTGAAGACATAATTTCTGTTAGGTCGTGAAAGCTATGAATCGAAAGGTGAATATGCCCAACCACCCAAAAAGGTATGGCTAAGTTCTGACTAATCCAAATTAGTGTAAACTTTACAAACCTCATATCACAAAGATAGCAAATCCTTTTTAAAATGATTTACAGTATAGTCCTTCTTCTTTGTCACTGCTTTGTAAATATCTTTTTCAATTCCTCCTTTAGAAAAAATCCAATAAACATCTGACTTCAACCTATCTTTAGTTGTCATTCTGTCTCTGCTCTGCCAATAAGACGTAGCAGAAAAATCTATATTATAATATACAAGTGCATCTGCTTTTCGTAAGGATATACCCTCACGACCCGATACAATTTGTAAGGCTATAGACTTACTTGTGTCTTCAAAGACACTAAGTTCTGTTGTTAAATCATCTCCAAATATTTCTTTCAGAGCATTCAATTCTTCTTTAAACTTATAGAAGATTCCAATCTTTTTGTTGGCAAACTTTTCTTTAATAAACTTTGCTTTGCTATAATCTAATACAGTTGAGTTACCTGATTCAAACTTTATTGTACCGGAGTATAATTGATGTAGCTTCATCATTAACTTCACCGGTGTATCACCAAGTATCACCTCATCCTTTCCTTCAACCACTAAAGTTTTCTTTAACTGAGCCGTAAGCTTATAGCTTATTGGTTCAAGTTCAACCTCAAGCGTGTGCTCCCTTGTGTCTACTTTAAAACCTGCCTCCTTTTGTGAGTAAGCAATGGTGTGTGGTTTCATTTCATCAAGTATAGATTGTAGTCCATTGTGATAATCATTTATATACAAACCATTTATCTTTCTTTGTTTGACATTTACATATCGCTTTGAGAATTTATAAAAGTTTACATAGTCTTTGAAAGGATTGTTCTTGATGCCATAAACCTGATGAAACATTTGACTGTATGATTCAGGTGTTGGAGTTCCTGATAACAATATAACCTTTGGGTTATGAGCAGTAAGTATTTCTTTTACTTGCTTGGCTCTTTTACTTGGTTTAGGAAACGCACCCATACTGTGTGCTTCATCTAAAATAATTGTATTAAAATCCCTGTCTGTTATTTTATGTAGAGATTCATAATTAATTATTGTTATACTGAAATCTGCATTTAATAAATCATAATCAGATTCTATGCTGCTGATTGCTTTTTTCTTTGTAACGAATAGAACTTTTTTGTCTCTCATCAAACGGCACATACCTAGACTTGTCAATGTCTTGCCTGTTCTAACCTCCATAGCTAAATAAACAAATCCATTTTTAATTAAATGCTCTGCTCCTTGTACAATAATTTTCTTTTGATATTCTCTGAATTTAATTTTACTTGGTGTTGCCATTCTATTTTTATAATATTCAAGACTAATCTTTGCTCTATGTTCTACCACACCATCTATCTCATACATTCTTTTTTCTACCATCACTGCGTTTTTTCCCCTGCCTTGCTTTACAAGTTTGGTTTTAAAAACTATATCGTGTAGAAGTTTGCATTGACGATACATCATTTCGTCTGAGTAACCTGCAACTCTTTCGGTTACACCTTCAGGTCTTCCTTCATATATCTTTGTAACGATGCACATCTTTCGTAGTCTTCTGTTTCAATAAAGTATTTTAATATATTTTCTAACTCTCTTTTACTTGGTATTCTTCTTGCCACATTATGAGCAAAGTAAGGAGTCTTGCCATCAATGATATCCTCCCAATCATAGTCCAATACTATTACATTGAAAGAATTAATCATTGCTATGTCAAGTGTTTCCTCTGTCATATACTAAGACTGCCTTGAGTCGGTTTAGGGTTCTGCATTTCAAACCATCTACCATTCATATCTCTTCCTTCTAATGGTTGTCTGTTAGTTATGTATGAACCATACTGAATTAACCATTTATAAAATCTAGTTCTACTAATAGTCATCTTAGCTTTTGGTCCATAGTCAGGATACTCCCCAATGAAATCAAAATATAAATCTTGCATAGACAGTCTTGTATCTAAAACTAATTTATTATTTTTCTGATGACCTTCAATTAATCCACACCATTCAATAAAATCGTGTGAAGTTGAGGCAGATAGTTGTCTAATCTTTAGATTAACAAACTTACTCTTTACTAATCCTGTAGTTAAATAGTTCTGTAAACACGAAGTCATATAGTTATCAAACAAACACCAATCATCTTCATTCCAATCAGCAAAGAAGTGCTTATCAAATTCATCAAGTGGTGTGAAGTTTTTAGTATAGTGTTGATGAAGTTCTACCTCCCACTTTCTACGTTCAAAAGAATTACCTGAACCTTTGATAGCATAGTTAGTTGTGATAGCTATTTTAGGAGACTTGCTAAATGGTATCTTAATTGCATCCTTGTTTTTCTTCTCTAGTGTTAATCCTTCTGTTACTACACTAAACAATCTTTCAAAATCAAAGTGCTTCTTTACATCATCAAAACAAAGTATCTGTGTATCTGCTGATACTAACTGATATGGAAATGATTTCTCAAAAGCAAAAGCTTTACCATCTATGACTACTAACTTTTTCATTTGACTCAGTGCATTCATAAACAAACCTTTACCTGTTCCACCTTCAGGGTTGTCTGATATAATCTCATCATTCAATATGATTGCAGGACAGTATGATAAATTTTTATACCCGTGCATCATAAAACCTATGGTGCTTTCCATAGTTTTTACCCTGTCTGTATCATTACCACAAATGTTTCCAATGAATATAGAATAGTCACATTGATACTCATCACATATTTTAAACTTTCTTGGTATGATATGGTCTGACCATACATAACCACCTAAATCTAAGTAGTCTATGGGTTCAATTAAATCTTTAGTTATTTTGACTGCACAGTTTTGATAGTATAGGTAAGCAGATTCTTTAGTGTCTTCGATAAAATAAATATCAATGGTATTTAGTAGAGTAAGAAACTCTTCCCTAAAAAATCTAACTTGGTCTGCAAAGTAATTGTATACACTTAAGTCATCAATGTCTTGTAGATAATTTAAAACAAAATCTTTAATTTCTTTTTCTGATGTGTGGTCTATTAGGTTATTAGTAACCTTAACAAACACATAGTTCTTACCACCTTCAGGGCAATACTTATAGAAACCATTGTCTTCTAAAAACTTTTTAAAAGAGAAGTGTACAATCTTTATGGTTCCCTTTTCATTCTTTTCCCAAAAGGTTTTCTTT